AGATCAGGTCTACAGCGTCAACAAGCAAACCAGCTTGGGTATGCGCCAGTCTGACAACGCAACGGCGCTGGGTATCAGCACCAACGCTGCGTTCGTGGGTATTGCTTCAAAGATTCAAGCGCCAGCAGCCAACATAACCACCACTACAACGACCACAACAAACACCGACAGCACTCACGCTCCAACTGTTGTGACTCAGCCTGCGCCAATCGTGGTTACTCAGCCAGCTCCCTTGGTTGTACCAACTACCGTCAACAACATTACGCCAGCAGCGCCATGAAAGACTGGGCTGTTGCATTAATTGCAGCGGCCCTTCTGATCGGGCTGGCGTTGTGGTGCACCCGCGTTTTTATCTGGAGTTTTTATGGTTGACCTCACCAAAGCCATTGGAGCCGTTGCCGCAAGTGTCGCTGCATTGGGTGGCAGTTACACGCTGGCCGACAAGTTCGGTTGGTTTGACCGAGCCATTATTGAATGGTCGCCAGAGAATTTCAAGATCGTGGCAGAAGCTGGACAGCCTATCAATGTAACCGTTGCGCGGATCAAGAAGCGTGACGACTGCTCTGTTGAGAGCTTTACCCCAAGCATCCGTGATGCAGCGGGCATGGTGCATGAGGCCACAACCACTGCCAGTAAATTTAGCGGACCTGCAGGGCCGGAGATCGACACGTTCACATACCAACTCACTATGGTGAGAAAAGAAAAAATTGCCAGCGGCAAGGCAACTCTGCTGGCAACCATCAAGTACAAATGTCCTGAAGGGGAGCGCGTTGTGCAGTATCCCCGCCACACCAACCTCAGTTTTGAATTAAAAGGGTAAATGATATGGATTGGCTTAAACAAATCGCACCGACTATCGCTACCGCGCTGGGTGGCCCCCTGGCGGGCATGGCCGTGTCGGCCATCTCCAAAGCCATCGGGGTTGAGCCTGACCAAGTTCAGGACATGATCAGCAATAACAAACTGACAGCCGAGCAGATCGCCCAGATCAAGATTGCTGAAATCGAATTGCAAAAGCAGGGGCAAGAGCTTGGCCTTAACTTTGAGAAGCTAGCGGTCGAAAACACCAAAGATGCCCGCGACATGCAAAAGCAAACACGCTCAATCGTGCCTGCCTTGCTCACAGGCATCACGGTCATAGGCTTCTTTACCCTGTTGATTGGCGCGGCTGCCAACGTGTTTACGCTGGCCGGGTCCGATGTGCTCATGCTGCTGCTGGGTGTGCTGGCCCGTGAAACGGCATCCGTCTACAACTTCTGGCTGGGCAGCAGTGACGGCAGCCGTCAAAAAACCGAAATTATGAGAGGCAGCAAATGAAAGACAATTTTGCAGAGGCACTTGAGCGCGTCCTCAAGCACGAAGGAGGATACGTTTTTCACAAAAATGACCCCGGCGGTCGGACTAACCTTGGCGTAACTCAAAAGGTGTGGGAAGAATGGGTCGGTCATGAAGTGGACGAAAAGACCATGCGTGAGCTGACGCCTGCTCAAGTGGGGCCGATGTACAGGGCCAAGTACTGGGACAAAATCAAGGGCGACGATCTGCCCGACGGCGTGGACTACGTTGTGTTCGACGCTGCGGTCAACAGTGGCCCAGGCCGTGCCGCCAAGTGGCTCCAAGCCTGCGTGGGCGTCGAGCCTGACGGTGGTATTGGCCCCAAGACGCTGGCGGCGGTAGCAGCGTTCAAGGGCGATCTGGTGGACGACTACAGCAAGCGCCGCCTGTCCTTTCTTATGGACTTGCCCCACTGGCCGACTTTTAGCAAAGGCTGGAGTCGGCGAGTGGCCGAGGTGCGGTCAGACGCCGCCACGTTCCACGATGTCGTAAAACCAGTCGTCCCCAGCGCTCCACTTGCGTGATCCGTCAACGGTGTAAAAGTCCTTGGCCGCTTGAAAGTCAGGAAACTTTACCTCGGCGGGAATCAGGCTCTGGTCGTACCACAGGCAGCGGTTGTTGGGCTGCGTAGCAAACTGACCATTGTCCAGCCGGATGAAGTTGAACGACTTGTGCTCCTCGGCTTGCTCGGTAAACCCCGTGTCGGCGTCCATACCGTCGGCGCAGAAGTCCACCGTGAACAGGTACTTGCCGTGGTGCCACTGCTTGTCTTTGCTCAAGAACTTGACGCCCAAGTTGCGTAGGCCGATCTTCTCGCACACCGTAAAACGGTAACCCATGCAGTCCCACAGTTGCAAGGCGTCGATGGCCAGGTTGCCGTGGTCTTTACGCCAAACGTAAGCGTGCAAGGGCAGTTTGTCGTACAGAGCGCCGTAATTGGGCAGCAACGACTCAATGCGGAACACTTGGCCGCGCAGCGCTTTGATGCTGACCCAGATCGCTGGCTCCAACTCCCCGTGGCCCTTGGCGTGGTTGTACAGGAACTCGCGGCGCACAAAGCACTTGAGTGGTGGCAGGCTTGCGATGATGTAGCTCATTTGCCCCTCCCGAGCATAAATTCCCGGCAATCGTTCCAGCCCTCTCTGTACTCAGGGCTTTCGCTGTTGTCGGTGATTGCATCAGGGACTGCTGGCTGTGCTGCGGGTGGGTTAAGCATGGCCTCGACCTTGGCGGTCTGGTGACGCTCACAGTAGACAGACACGGTGTTGTCTTTGTCAATGGCGAGATCAGCCACAACCATTTCATGACCCCATGAAGTTTTGACGGGGGCTTGATGCCACTTCCACACCACAGGCTCATCCTTCGCTTCTAGTGCAACTTTAATGGCGGTGATGGCATCTCGGCATTGAACAACCTCGTACAAGCCGCCTGAGATAAACGCATCCAACACCTTGGGAGAATCATCTAAAACGCCCTCCAACGCCTCCAGCGCCAGCTTCAATGCTTCGTCTTTAGTCATAGCAACTCCTCAATGTCATCAGGCCCAACATCAACACGATGAAGGCCACCACGATCCACACCAACTGTTTATCAGCGGGAGTGGGTTTGTCTTCGGGGATCATTTGATGATCCTTAAGAACGCACCGCATCGGGCGCACTTGTAGATAGGGGAGCCATCAACTGGCTCCCAAAGATGTTGCTTACAGTCGCTCATTCTGGCCTCGGACAGTTCTCGGGGACTGAAACCACGCACCACACCGCAGCCCACTGGCCTCGGCGCGGGCCTTCCCAACGGTCAACGTACACGCCAAAGCATGTCTCAAGTGCTTGGCGCAGGCTGTCAGCAGAAATGCTTGTGCACTCTACAAGCTCGGCCACGGTGCGCCCATCAGGATGGTCTTGCAGGCACTTGCGAATCTTGTCGTAATGTGATCTCACTTGAATCTCCGCAGCGGCTCAACCTTGCGCTCTGGCGGGGGCGGCGTCATCTTCTCGGACGGCGGGGTCCAGCCCCACTTGCGCCAAGTCGTCTGCACGTCTGCGCCGCTGCTCCACTTAAAATCTTTGTTCGGTACTGATGGGTAGACTTTCACGTTTTGCCCCTTCCATTACTAGGTGCCGGTAGGCACGGATCGCTGCCTTCAAGTCTGCTTCCAGACTCTTGATCAGCTCGTCTTGCTCAGTCAGCCTTGCTGTGGCCTCTTGTGCAAACTTCGCCAGGTTGTGCGCTTCCCACGCCTCAAATTTGGTCATTTCAATTTGTCCCTGCCTAGAAAGGCACAGCATCCCACAGCCAGTGCTCACAATCAACAGGCCCATGCAGCCATTCATCTGGTGGCTTGGCGTCAAATTTTTCACACTTGCGGCCAGCTTTCAAATGTTCACAGCGCAGGCAAGTGATCTGGATGGCGTCAAGATCTTTCAATTGTTTCTTCAAGTGCATTTTGATGGCGGTCAATTCTTGCAAATTCATATTCTTTAACCTCTGTAAATTTTCCGTTCTTGCGGGTTGCAATGCGGGCGGGTTCTTTAATTTTGTGTAATTGCAAATAATCTAGTGCTTCACTAACTTTTGATGGCATAAATGTTCTGTTGCGATTTAGCCACCAGTCTTGAGCTTTTTGTTTTGCGTAACCTAAATGGTTAAAGCACACCCACTCGCTGGCTACAACAAGCAAACCGCTGTAGTAGTCAACCCTCATGCTGTCTGTCTTGCCCTCTTTGCTATGCCATCCATAAACCACCTTGCTGACATCGTGCCAAGTGTTGACGGCTTGCTGCTGTGCTGATAACAGCGCTGCATACGACACCTTGGCATCTAGCGGCTTGGCTACCTCTAGCTCTTTAATCGTTGCGCCGCAGGCAGCGCACACTAGCGCAGCCGGTGCGTTGCGCTCACCGCACTCAGGGCAGATACAAAACGGCGCTGATTGGTCACCAGTGCGCTTGACCTTGGCTCGGCCCTTGATGATGTCCACCGGCCCAAGGCGCTCCACGGTGTCCGTAAAGTCTAGCACCAGACAATCAGTTTTGTTGTTTGCAATGCGTGTGCCTCGGCCCATGCCTTGCACATACAACACTGGCGACTTCGTGGGCCGGCACCAGACAATGCAATCTACATCTGGCACATCAAAGCCAGTGGACAGCGCCAGCACGGTGACTAAGCAATGGATTTGGTGCGCCTTAAACTGGCGAATCAAGTCGGCACGCTCTTGCGCTGGTGTTTCGCCACAAACCACGGCGCTGACAATGCCTCGCTCATTTAGCTTGTCTGCAAGGCTTTGTGCGTTGGCGACACTCGGTGTAAAGGCAATCCATTTGCAGCGCTCTGAGGCCATCACGCAGGCTTCTTGGGCCACTTGCAGCAAGTAAGTGTCCACCACCTCAGACAATTCACCAACCTTGTAGTCACCGTTAGAGATGCCCACACTACTAGCATCAATCTTGGTCATCATCTGCACGGGCGGCGGCACTAAGGGCGACAAGAACTTCTGGTCTAGCAACTCACGCATGGTGACGTTTGACGCAATGCCAGTGAACAGCGGCTCATCGCCATCGGTCAGCCAAACTTGGTTGCCCCTAAATGGCGTGGCCGTCATGCCCACGGTGCGGAACTGGCAAATCTCGCCCAGCTTGGACAGGAAGGTGCGGTACATCCCTGCGTCAGACGCCTTGGTGCTGACAAGGTGGGCTTCGTCAATGATCACTACCTTGATGTCACCTAACAGGTGCGCTGACTTGTGGATGCTGCCAATGGTGGCAACAATCACATCGGCATGGTGCTGCTTCTTGCCAAGGCTTGCGCTGACAAAGCCAACGTGGATGTCGGCGGGCAACAAGGACTGCAACTTGGCAGCGTTCTGCTCGGCCAGTTCCTTGCTAGGCACTAGCACCACCGTGCGGGGCCGGTACTCAGGCCACTGCTCCCACATCTGGCGCACGATCTCGGCGCAGATCACCGACTTGCCGGAGCCAGTGGGTAGCACCAGCAAAGGAATGTCGTCATTGCTCTGGTGCTTGGTCCACCAATTAAACAAGTCGGCGACTGAGCGCGATTGATAGTCACGAAGGATCATGGCTGCGCTCCTTGAGCATTTCATCGGCGACTTTGTAGGCTTGCCCCACAGCGGTTTTGCGGTCACCATTGGCAAGCAAACCAGTCAAGGCTGCGGCTGCTAAGTAATCACGCAAAGTGATTTCTTGGATGGGTGGTGGCGTGCTCATACAAATCTTCCTCCATGTTGCAGCCTGAGATTTAGCGCAAAGTCATCCACTAAAACGGTCTTGTCATTGCAGGCGTAAATTTCGGCACTGCTGATGTGCGTTGAATGGTTGGCCGGCGTACCGTTGACAAATTGATTGTTACCTATCTGATACACCACGGCATCGCCATCCATGTCCACCGGCTGGGCAAACTTGGACAGCAAGATTGGGATGTATCGGTGCGTGTCACAGCCAGTGCGCTGGGTGGCAACGGGTATATCATTTTGATGCACCGCGCAAGACCAACGTGCGTTGCCGTCCATCTCTGGCGTAACGTGGGCGCATGAACGGCAAGTAGGTGTTGGCC